CGGCCTCTAGGATTTGATTGGTAACCTTTCGCGTCATGCCTTGTGGCTCCCCCTCGCACGGATGGCGTTGACGATTTCCTGCGCGTTGTTGTCCGACACGCACAGCCCGTAAACAATCGGGCAAATTGCCTCCCGCTCGGCCTCTGTCACAAGGGCGGCGAAGCGTTCGGTTTTCTGCCAAGCGTCTTCGCTTGCTAGCCCCATAGCGTAGTCAGGGAATCCCGCCTCCCGCGCCATTTTGATAATGTCCTCGCGTGTCATGTGTCCTCCTTCGTGATTCCGTGGAACTGGGTCTTCATGCCTTGTTTTCCTCCTTGACCTGCACATCGCAGGTCACCGCCCAGTTGATGAACTCGTACTTGTCGGGGTCGAGACCTTGGTCGCGCAGTTGCTTCACCAACAACCTGACTGCCTTGACCGTATTGAAACCTACATCCACATCCAGAGTGTCTCGCAAGTCCACGCTCAACTTGTTCGGAGCCGGGTCGTCCTCGTCCACCATGTCCTCGTCCGGGTCTTCATACCATGTCGTCCAGTACGAATCGCCATCGCCATCGGCGTAAGCCTCCTCCCATTCCTTGGGTGAGTAGTGCTTGTGCAAGCAAGCATCGGAGCAGTAATACTCACAGCCGCTGTCGATGCAGTAGCCCTCGTTCATACCAGCGCCGCACTCGTCGCAAGTACGGGCGTATTTCTTGTAGGCCATAAATCAGCCCTCCATTACACCGTATACGGTGTCAGTCCATCGTGTTCGAACAGGTCGCGAATCCACTCGACGGCTTTAGCCGGGTCGTCGGCGACCAACTCCTCGGCCTCCTTCTCGTCCTCGTAGCAGTAGGCAAGCAACGCCGCAGCCTTCCACGGTGCGTCGGCTACCCATTGCTCAAGAGTGTCTCGGACGTAGCAGTTATGAGCCGACCGGACTATCGACCGAACCGACTCTGACGATACCGGCTTGACCGTAGTGTCCTTGGCGGCGCTGCTTTCCTTAACGGAATAGCCGCTGTCCCAGTCGTATTCCTGCCAGTAGTTGCCGTGGGCATACTTGCCGTAGTTGCCGTAGTTGCCGTAACTTTTGGAGCCGGGAACATGAAACCCAAACTTGGACGGAGTCCAAGCGTAGGTATTGGACAACCACGCACCGTTGAAAACGACACCGGCAGAGCGATTGATGATGACGGTAGCACCGTCACCAGTCATAAACCCAAACTTGTTTGACGTACCGATAAGGTCGCCGATAAACGATTGCCACTCTGGGTCGTGAACAAGGTACTTGTTCCCCTCGATGGCGGGTTGAATGATGTTGCGGATGAAGTGCCAAGTGTCCGACTTCGTCGGATCGTTGTCGTTACCGGCAGACAGCACACCGTTGTGAGCAATCCACAACTCATCGGTTACGAAGTAAGGGTGGCAATTAGTCAGGTCGATGTCGCCGTGAGTCTGCATACGAGCGTGCCAGATGCAGCGTCGGCCTTCGGCATACTGCCGATAGAATTCGATGAATTCTGCGGCGGTAGCCGGAATGGATTTCTTGACAACTACCTTGCCATTCTCGGCATACATAATGCCGAGACCGTCACGGTTTTTGCTGTAGACATCGGTGAGGAAAGCGTCGGTGAAGACTACGTCTTCGGGTTGTTCAACGAGCAAGCACATATTCCATTGTCTCCGTGGTTAGGCAGCGATTTGGTTCTGCTTTGAGCGTTCCCCGATATATCGGAGGAACGTCGCACATTCTTTCGGCATCTTCTTCTGAACGAAGTTCAGAAACCCGGCGGCATTGAGCGACTTGAGGCTCGACTCAGCCGGTCGAGTAAACTCGACAAGGGCATGGACAAACTGGGCGGCGGCAACCACCGCGTCGTACTTCAGGGTTCCCCTGAAAATGCGAAACTCGATGGTGCGGCGATTGGTGAGGTTGATGGCCTCGTACCTATCCATGCTGACGTATGCGTTGCCGAGTTTCTTGGGATGGATTCGGCAGAATCCATTGGAGTATCGGCGAGCGACTGCTTCGATGAGCCACCGATTATCGGTGTCGTTCACGAAACACACCATCTTTGAAATCTGAAGATTCGTCATGCCACGCCGTGAAACGTGGACATGGAGACCGCAGGTCTCTGTATTGTGTGACTTCAGGCCGTTGGTAAGCCGGGAGTCGTTGAGGAAACCGAAGGTTTCCGTAATCATCGGCAGCGACATAGGCTGTGTGATGATTTCAAAGCCGTTCCGTAAGGAACCGTCTCGCTCGAAAAACACTCGGTGACCTACGTCACCGTTGTTTATTTTCTCATGCAACCGATTGACGATATGCTTTCGGTCACCATCGGTGACCTCGACCTCCAACTCGACGCCCATGTGCCGACCGTAGGTCGCCGTCCACTTGTCGTCGATAGGCTCTTGCGAGTCTTTCGACGAATGGTAGTCGCCGAGAATCGGCGGTGAGTAGTCTTCGTGGACGAAGCGATTCTCGTCCTCGTCATAGTTGAAGCAATCCGGCGGATTCTCGCCGTCAATCCATGTATCGCCGCCAAACTGGTCGGTAGCCATCACAGCGTCGTAACGGCGGATGTATTCTTCAGAATACTCCGACCAAACGTAGCGGTCTTCGATACATACACGGCAAATGGCATCGTTGCCTACAGATTGCGATTCATCGCAATACTCCAATTCGCCGCAATCGTCGCAAGTAATTAGGTCGAACCGCTCGTTCCGCAAGTACTCATCGACTACGTCGAAGTCCTCGCAATCCTTGGCGAGGTTGTGCATATCACGGACATCGCCGATGTATATGCTGTAACTATTGTGTTCGCACTTCATCACCACATCTACGATGTGGTAGCCCTCGGAAACCGAATGGGCGGCAAATTTCTGTAGAAAGTCCTCGGTATAGACAGATACCGAGGCGCTGATGCCGCTACTACGGCGATTCGCAATCATCACCTGAACAAGCCGTTTGGCTTGTTCCGGGTCTCGCCGCAACAAAGTCATAAAATGACGTTGCAGCGTTTCGCGGCCTTTCCCCGTCTCTAGACGGGATGTCAAATACGGCAACTTCAGCAAGTGCATATGCGGGTCTCCATTTACGGGTAGTCCATTCACACTTCCAACCAACCAGTCTGTTTACTGGTTCTGTAAGCACCTTCACAAAACAAGGTGCTTACAGAATCAGTAACCAACCAACCCGGCGACTCTCACCGATGTACTTTGTACACCGGCAAGAGCCACCAGTCAATGGGTCAGTTCCTGACCCACCGTCCCTCGTCGCCGACCGAAAAAGCACCCATCCATTGGATGGAACGAGCCGCGGCCTTAACCTGACCGGGATGCTTTGCCCATTTGGGCAAATAGGCTTTCTTGGCGACATAGGCCATGAAGTTACGCACCTCATCATCGGAACGATGATGGGCAGAAAGGAACCAGTCAGCCAGTCGCACACCGTCAATCCGCTCACGCCGAACCGCCGACAAATTGCCGGACAGCGAATTTGCAAACTTGATGCCACGTTCGAGATGGATGCCCATGTTCGTCTCCGTAGTGTTCAATGTACACCGGCTAAAGCCAAGCCAGCCAACCATTGTGCCGATTCAATGGGGGCTGTAAGGGGGGAAGACTCTGAAAGAATTTTCCTCCCTCACAAATCTCGGGAGGAAAATTCTGAAAGAGTCAGGGGGATTCAAAGAGACAAGATCTTCTTTATGAAGAAGCAATCTCATATGCCATTAGAGATGCAATTTCTAATGCCAACAGGAGTTGGCATGAAATTGCTTATATCTCTTAATGGCATATAGATTGCATTTGATGCGAGGGTCACACTAGAATCCGGCTATGTACACCGAAAGACACGCCAAACAACGGCAGAAGACAGCCAAATGGGCTGTCTTCGCAGCAGCCTATGTCGAGACCGGCAATGCCACGGCATCGGCCATAAAGGCCGGATATTCCGAAAAAGGAGCCGCCAAGACCGGATGCAAACTCCTAAAGGAGCCGAAGGTTCAGGAGTTCATTGCCTCTACGAGGCAAAAACTTGTGGATAAAGCGGAAGTCAACGCTGAATGGGTCATTCAGCGACTCAAAGAGGAGGCGGCTAGTGCCGAAAACCCTTCTGCAAGGGTTAAGGCACTAGACCTTCTGGCGAAGCATCTCGGCATCTATGCTCCAGAACAGTCACAAGTGACTGTTAACGAAGGTTTTTTTGCCGACATCGGCGACGGCGAGACATCCCATTAAGGGATGTCTTCCCTTCTAGGGAATCGCAAGATGCCGAAGGCATCCTAAAGGCATAGGTGACCTATATCCGCACAAGGTGACATCACGCAGCAGGGGGAGGGGGGTGCTTCCTTGGGCAGCCAGACCCCCGCCCATGAGCCTCTCCACGTTACCTCCTCCTCCCGGTATAAGCGGTTTACCAAGCACGACCCCCGAGTCGTCAAGTTAGCCGAGCGGCTGAAGTCCGACTTCCCCCTATACGCAAAGAAGTTGTTGCGTATTGTCAACAAGCAGGGAAAGATCGTCCCCTTCGGGATGAACCGAGGCCAGCTTCTCGTCCACGAGGAGATTGAGTCTCAGCGCCGTGAGACGGGTAAGGTTCGGGTTCTGATCCTTAAAGCCCGTCAGTTGGGTATCTCGACCTATGTACAGGGGAGATACTTCTGGCGGGTAACGGGTCAGCGGAACAGTTCCGCGTTCGTGCTATCCCATTTGGCGGAATCGACCTCCAGCATCTTTAGGATGGTCAGCTTCTTCTACGACAAGCTTCAGCACCCCTTCTTCAAACCACCCCTTAAAAGCCGCTCACAGGGCTTTATAGCCTTTGGCGGGATTGAGTCGCAGTACCGAGTGGGTACGGCGAGAACCGGCCAGACGGGCCGAGGGCAGACTAACCAGTTCGTCCATGGGTCGGAGGTGGCTTACTACCCCGAAGGTACGGATATCTCGGCTGGCCTCTTACAGACCGTAGGTGACGAGGGGACGGAAGTCATCCTTGAGTCCACGGCCAACGGCATGTCGGGGTGGTTTTACGAGGCTTGCCTCAAGGCATTGAGGGGTGAGGGTGAGTACAAGCTGATCTTCGTGCCTTGGTTCCTTCTTCCTG